CGGCCGAAGCCCCAGACGGTGGTTTCTAGCCAGGTGTCTTGCACGTCCACGGCCATCAGCAGGAGTACAACGCCCTCGGGGCAGGTGCCGCTGCTGTAGCCATCGCGCTGCGCACGAGCGATCAAGCCATCGGCGTTAATCGCGGCCACCGCTTCATCCTCCCAAGCTTCGGCGGCCCGCTTGTTCACCCAGCCCTTGAGCAGCAGCGGGTCGGTCTTGGCGCGCAGGAACTCATCGCGGATCTGCCCCCAGCTAGTCCAACCGGCCGGTGCGTACCAGCCGGGCAGGTGAAAGCCCGCGGTGATGCCGTCACCCTTGGCTGTCGGCTGCCACTGGGCACCGGTGAGCATCGTGGTCTTGTGGCGCTCGGTGACGCGCTCACCGCAGGCAGGGCACTGCGCGAACACCTCACCATCGGACGTGTCCCACTTCATGTGCTCGCGCCAGCGCAGCACCTCCAGCGAGCCGCAACAGGGCATGAGCATGGCCAGCTGCCGGCGATCGCTGCGCTCTTCAAACTCGCTGGTGATACGGCACATGCCGCGGGTGCCTGGTGTGCTGGTGATCAGCACCTTGCCCATCGGGAAGGTTGATGTTCGGGCCTCGGCGTTTTCGAGCGGATCGCCCTTGTCGTCTGCCTCGAACGGGTAAGAGCTCACCTCATCAGCGAGCAGGTAGGCGGCAGGCATCGACTGCAGGCCGCTGCCGCTGTTGGCGCCGGTGAGAGCGAACAAGCCGCCGCGAAACTCCTTCAGGAACATGGTGTTGCCGCTGTCGCGGGCCCTGGCCGGTGCCACCAGCTCAGACAGCACAGGCGTCTCGCGCAGCAGGGGCTCGAGGCGCTGCCGGTTAAGGCGCTTGGCCATATCGAGCGTGGGCTGTACCAGCAGGGTCGGCGCCGGCCACAGGTGAATGATTGCGCCGAGCCAGTTGAGCAGTGCCTCGGTCTTGCCCAGCTGGCTGCCGAACATCAGCACGACGCGCCGGTAGGGGCTGCTGGGACTCAGGCACTCCATCGGCTCGCGCAGGTACGGCGTGCGATCTGTGCGCCAGGGGCCAGGCTCGGCTGATCCTTTCGAGGACAGCACGCGATAGCGATCAGCCCACTCAGCAACCGTCATCGGGTCCGGGGGTATCCAGCCGTTGCGGTAGGCCGGCGCCTGGATCTTGCGGCCTTCAGACATCAGACAGGTCTGCGATGGTGCGACAGATCACGCGGATCTCTTCAGTGATGATCGTGTGGCATTGCCTGATGTCACTGGTGCCGGCCACTTGGGCCGCCAAGCGGTCGGGCAGCGTCATCAGGGCATCACGGGCGCGGCGGGCTTCCATAAATGCCGAGGTTTTGACCTCAGCAGCGGACACCAGCTCACCCTTCAATCTCATCACTTCCAAGCGTTCACGCTCGGCTTGGTAGACGACTTTGGCCCGTTGAGCTTCGGCCATGGTCGGGCCGGCCTTCATCAGCTTCTCGGTGACGATCTCCTTCGGCGTGTCTTGCGTGACGCGGCTCTGAGTGTTGGAGGCCCACTGCAGATCGGCGAGCGTCGGATCAATGACCCACTTGCCAGCGATCTTCTGAACTGCAGGATCAGTGAGCCGGCCGGCTTGGATCGCCTGCAAGACAGCGACGTGACTGGTGCCGCGTAGGCCCTTTGCTTTGCGATGCGCAGCGTAGGCCTGGAGGTTCACTTAGTGTCCACCTCCTTGAAGTTGTATTTGCCAATGATTTGAGTAATTTTGGCACCGATATTGTATCGAGTTTGAGCATCTGGCCTCTCGGCACCAATAATATGTATAACCGCAGCAGTAATCTCAGCTGCGAGTCGCTCGCTCACGCTCTTGCAATCGCTTGCGCGATACAGTGGCTGGCTTGCTGGTGTTGTGGCCTCTAGCACGAACTGGCCCACCGGTGCGTTTGTAGCGAGCTGCTGTAACTGCCCTCGCTGATGCAACTGCTTCATCTCGGCCGACTGGTTCAGGGATGCCTGCGTCGCGGAGGATGGCTGTCCAGTCCATTCTGACTCTGAGTGGTTTATTATGAGATAGTAAGACATCAAGCACAAACACCAAGCATGGACAAGCACCAAAAAGTCAGGGCCGCACTTGCTAGTGGCGATCATGTCAAAGCAATTTCGATTGCAGCCAATTTCAAGCGGCCAAACCCTGTCGTAGCAAAAGCTTGGGCGGCGCACCGCAATCCATCCTTTTATCAGCAGCTTGGCCAAAACGTAGACCAAATGATCGAAGATGCTGTCAAAGTTGTTTCTCAAATCTAATTTCATTTTCTTGTTTTTCTCAAATCTTCGCTGACAATTTTAGGAACAGCTTGGTTCCAGGTTATTTTGTGATGTATTCGCATGTCGGTTCTTCCCATCATCGCCACTTTGACACAAGACGGAGCTACCATTACCGAATAAAACGACTTAGCATATGTCCCGATTGACTTATACAGTTCACTGGTCCCTCCTGATATCGTCTGTGTTGGCTCCTGCTGAAGCTGCAACGGAGTAAAAGTGAAAAACAAATAGCCGCGGCGGCCCCAATAGACGTAAGTGTTTACGTCATCGTTCAGCCGACCTAAGAACTGTACTGGCCGCTCCGTGTCAAACACAAATGAGTTCATTGCCTTACGCATGAACTTCACCGCAGCGTTGGGTGAGTGCTTTCCGCCAAAGTGATCACCCCCCTGAGACATCGCGATCGTTACTGCCGGGGTGTTCTCCATGAACCGGACCATTGCGGCAAATACTTTATCGAGACTGCGGATCACCCAACCGTGATAGTCGGCTTTGTCAGCGCCTGGTTTTTGCCCAACCCAGCGGTATGATATCACTGGGTAGTCATCTTCCAGTTGGATGAAGTATCTAATGCCTACCTCTCGCGCCAGCTCGAAAGACTTGTTCCGTGCCCAGGTGATCGTTCTACGGTCTTTGTCATTGTCGAACTGATCTACCAGCCGCGCAGCTTCATCTTTCGAGAATACCAATACCCGATGTTCGCCGAAATTCTCGATATATTTTGACAACGCCTTATCTTCATCATCGCAAACCAAATACCAGCGACCAGTGTAGCCACAGGCCTTCAGCATCCTTAGCGTCACTACCGAATCGGGCCGACCGTGCGTGAGGATGAATACAGCAAAGTCATCACGCATCAGGATAGTCCTCCCTGAAGGCAGCCTCAACATCCTCTGAGAGCTGAGCAAAGCCACGCTCAATTGCTTTATTGAAGTCCACCACTACCAGGGCTGTATTTTCCATTAGCTCTTGAACGTCAGGAGTTGCATGCGCGTAGAAGTCAGCGATGCGCTGAAAGTTGAACTGGACATGCCGTTCTGCGGCGTCAAGCAAAAACAAGCGCACATCATCAGGCAGATCAGCCTTGTTAATTTCGGCTACCAGCTCATCTGCTTTACTGCGATCAAACAGTGATTCAATCGGAGGCGGCTCGTCTCCCACTGGCTCATACACCGGCACCTCTACTTTTCGCTCATAGGCGCTATCGCCATCGCGGTCCTCATCAATCCCATCAGGGTCCAACATTCCTGACAGCTCATCATCAGACCAGCCCATCACGGAAAGGTCAAAGTCCACCAGGTTGAGCGCGGCGATCTCCTGCTGCAGCAGCTCCTCATCCCACCCCGCGTTCAATGCCAGCTTGTTGTCGGCCAGCACATAGGCCCGGCGCTGCGTCGGCGTCAGGTGGTCGAGTACCACCACGGGCACCTCCTTCAGCCCCAGATCCTTGGCCGCAGCCAACCGTCCGTGGCCCGCAATGATCCCGGCATCGCTAGCTACCAGGATCGGGTTGGTGAAGCCGAACTCAACGATGCTGGCCGCAATCTGCGCCACCTGCTCGGGGCTGTGCGTTCTGGCGTTGCGCTCGTAGGGCACCAGCCGATCGACCGGCCATCGCTCCAACTTCTCAGGGATCACCGGGCCTTCCGCCATCGAGACCTCAATCTGTAAGAACAGCTTACAGCCTCTACAAGTGACATGCTGACGCTATGCGCCTGCCGTCATACCCCTAGACGTGGCAAGGGATCTCACGTTGTAAGGGACTTACAAGTCTGCCGCTAGAAAAAAAGCGGGCCGCTGGATTACCA